TAATTTCAACTTTTTTTCATATTTTTTTACTAAATATTATTTTAGGAGAAAAATATGAATTCATTACAAGAATTAATGTATGCCCTTCTAGTTTGGTTGTCGTTTAATACTGCGACAGATGTTCCACATGAAGCAATGTTCCTTGAAAAGAATATACCAGATGTTTATCTAATTCCATTTGAAGATTTAAATGAATCAATATGTGGATGTGATTGTGGTGTTAGAGCAGCATATTTTGACAATGTTATGATTATCGTTCTTGGAGTAGATAAAGACGGATATTTTGAATTTAATAATAAAAATAAGAGTATTTTTGTACATGAATTGGAACATCATCTACAATATCTTTCTAGTAAAAGATTTAAAATAATTAATAAGGAAGATAGATACAAATTGGAAAAAAGTGCATACGAAGTACAGAACAAGTTTCTAAAACAGTATGGTATGTCCATAGACCCCGAGGAAGGCGCTAAAAAATCTACTTCTGCTGGTGGTAACAATGTGGTAGAAAGTGTCTGTCTGGACGGCACAGAGCCTACAGAGAGACACAAAAGATCAAACATAGGAGATATTATTATGTACTATTATCCTAAAGGCAATTTATAATTAATTATAAATTAATTTCTTTTCAAGAAAGTTTGCTTTCAGGGATTCGGTTAAATCTCCTGTGCCTTCAACATCAACATAGGCAATCCATCTACCATATTTGCCTGTCTTGTTGGTACGAACGGTAACAATCTTATCTAATATTAATTCTTTCACAAAATCCTTTGCCATTAATCCGTGATGTTTTTCTGTTGAATTTCTTGGACGAAATATTTCTGGGGTATCGATATCAGCTAGTCTAAATTTTAGATTAATTTTTACGAAGAATCCGAGATCCACTTCCGCGTAAAAAGTGTCTCCATCGACAACTTTTGTTACCTTTGCTTTATATTCATACATAATTATCTCCCGAAGAAACCAGTAATAGAACGAATAAATTTATCAAAAGCATTTCCTTTAACCTTCTGTTTTTTGTAATGGCGGCTCCATTTGGAGGTTTCTTTGATGACTGTCTGCCAATCTCTTAACGGAACGTTTTCAAGTACACGGATTCCTATTAGCTTATACATACGAACAACTTGTGTGGAAATAGGAATAGCACGTTTCAAAGCATAATAATCAACAGTTATTGGTTTTTTGTTTTTGATGTTAGCTTTATTTGTCTTAATAACAAAATCTATAACCAATTTCCTTTGTTTTTCAGGAAGATATCTAAGATTGTATCCAATGATGACATTATATTTTGATATATATCCTATAGATAATAGCAACGGCGTGGTGTCATGTTCGAATCCAGAGTAAAGGATTCGTGTCAATCCACCAATAAGAAGTTTCTGTGTCTTACGTTTTGCATATTCAGGCGTAGCATAAAGATTACGTTGGATACCAAGACCAACTTCTTTCTCATCAAATCCCTCATAATTTGCTAACCAGTCTGATTTAACTGTAGATGTTGTTGCCATGTTCATATTTATCTTGTGTAACTAAATACTTATTAGGAAAAATTATGAATATACCAGACTTAAAACAGTATTCCGCTAAACAAATATGGTTAACAATATCTGGAATAATCTTCCTTATTAGTTCTATGTGGGGGGTTGTTCAGGCAGCAGCAGCAGTTGATGAAAGATATGTTCATCAAACATCATTTGATGAACGAATGGACAAAATGAGAATCAGACAACTTGAAGACGAAATATTCAAACTTGAGTTTAAGGTTGCCGATGGAACAGCAACTCCATTGGATAAAGCATTGTTACAGAGATACAAATCAGAATTACAATCATTGAGAAGATAATATGAAATTTAAAGAATTGTTAACAGAAGAAACAAACGTATATGAAATAAAAGAGATTCAACGTTCAGATATGAATGGTCTGAAGATGTTTTCTGATTTTTATAATGATTCCGGTGAATTAACATGGAAACTTACTGCCAGTAGACTTGCATCAAAGATAGGAAGCAGAGGTTCTGCGTTTGGATTATATGATTCATTATCTAATATGTTGGTTGGAACCATTGCCGTCAAGGAAATAGAAGGCGATTTAGGAGAAATAGGATATCTTATGATTGAGAAAGAACATCGTAGTCTACCTAATGTTATTCGTTTGTTCAAAGCAGCAATCAAATCAGCTAAACGTTTCGATGTATTATTTGCAACTACTAATATCAAAAACAAAGGTATCAATAAACTTTTGAATAGAACACCAAAATCAGATTTATTATTGAAGGTCAAATCTCCTTTTGGGGGAGGCAGAAATAAACTCTTTGTATGGACAATCAATCATAGAGGCGTTATGACCGAAGATAAAATTCAGGCAATCAAGAATAATTTTCAAGATTTAATAATGAAGGAATACTAATGAAACTTCGTGATTTATTTGAAAGAAGTATTGCGTCTGTCACACAAGATGATATAGAAAAATTCAGTAAATATCATACGGAACCTGATATTCCCAAAGACGCAGTTGAACCAGAGATGTTCATGAAGGTCAAAAAGAATCTTATGAAGAATATCAGGGGAGGAAAGATAAATCTTTATAGGGCAATAATGCTAATAGGAGATTTGGATAATTCACTTAACACTCGTCTCGGAATGCATTGGTCTTATGATAAAGAAACAGCAATGTCTCTCAGAGATCAAAGTGGTGGTCATGGAGAAGAATATATTTTAGAAATTGAAATCAACGAACAATATGTTAATTGGGATGCCACAATTGCACTTGCTACTATAAAGGTTCGTTCTAATTATGAAAGGGAAATCAGGTTATATAAGAACACACCAGTAAAAATAATCAATATTTACAAAGACGGCAAGAAGATTGATATAACATCTATAAAGGGAAAGATGTTTAAAACATGAAATTACATGAATTAAACGAATCTTTTTTAATCAAAGGGATAGGCAAAGTACCACCAAGATTTAAAAAACATATTAACGCCATGATAAGGCGTATTCCAGATACAAAGATGTATTCTGAAGATATACCTATGTTGCCCGATGATGTGGTTATACAATTTGGTGTAGAAGGTAAACCGAACGAAAAGAATACGGTTAATATTGGGGGGAAACCATTCAACAAACAATCCCAATACAATAAGTTACGGGGGAAAGTAACGACAATTGAAACCTATACCGATGCCATAGAAGGCAGCTTTATAGCAAAAAAGAAGCGTGGAGAAAAACAAAAAGGACAATTGATAAACGAACTTCCTGATAATCCAGAAGATTATATTTTTCAAGATTTAGTGGATATAAAACAGGAATTTCGTGTCATTACATATTATATGAATGGTTCATATCATATATCTGGTATCTATCAGAAATCGGGCGCGAATATTTCTTTCAAGAGCATTAACATTTCTGGCAAGGCAGGAACAGCTATTGAACAAATGGCAAAAAAGACAACAGATATTCTTAACTACGGATATTCTGGTTGTGATGTTGCGATTGTATCTGCTGATAATTTGGAAAGTCTTGTCATGGGAGAAAGTGTTATGGATTTTGTTAGTAAAGGAGCGAAAATGTTAGGTAATATGAGTAACACTGATAAATTATTATCTGATAATTATCTTGTATTATTAGAAGCAAATTCTTTTCCAAGTATGTCAAACCCGATTATTCTTCATGACTTGGTTAAAAGCATGAAAGAAAACGTGCAATAAATATAGAAATAAAGAGATTAAATTATGAGTTATTTCGAACGCCAGTGGAAGCCGATTTCCATCAAAAACACTTCTCCTAGTTATAAGACTAGTCCAATGAGTTCGTTTCAAAAAGATATGCATTGGTATAATAATTTAGTACGTAATGCAGGTCAGTGGAAAGATCGTCTTGAGAAGTATCGTCAAATGGATCAGACCGTTGATATCAGTCGTGCATTGGATATTATCGCAGAAGATGTATCTTCTGAAGGAGCAGATGATGATAAAGTATTTAACTTGTCGTTCCCAGAAGAAGCACCTAAAACTTCTAAGTTAAAAACTATTAATAAAGCATTAGATTTATGGATTAATAAGTCTGAGTTTGATTATCGTTTCTTTGATTTTGTTAGAGAAGCACTTCAATTTGGATGTATTATATTCGAAGAAGGAACGAATGGAACATTGAATCGTTTGCTTCCTGATAGAATAATGGGATATATTCTTGATGAAAAAGACCCAGAGAAAGTAGAATATTATCTCTATGACAGAGAAGGAACTATTAAGGATAGAATAGGAGAGACATTATTTGAAGGGAAATCTTCTAGTCGTAGTGAAAAAGAATTTGAGAAGATTGATGAAAAAAATACAATGATTCTAAAGGTGGGCGAAGGTCCATTGGGCGAATCTATTCTTGAGCGTATATATCGTGTATGGAAACAACTTCAACTTTTAGAAGATTCTGTCATTATATATCGCATTGTTCGCGCACCAGAACGCAGAGTATTTTATATTGATATCGGTAGTATGCCTGTACACAAAGCAGAATCTTATGTTGAAAAAATCAAGAATAAGATGCGTCAGCAACAAATCAACAAAGAAGGAAATGTAGAGACAGAATATAATCCTGCTTCTATGCAAGAGGATTATTTTATTGCCCAGACAGGAGAAGGACGCGGTAGTAGAGTAGAAACCCTTCCCGGTGGAGAAAATCTTGGAAGGATTGAAGATTTACAATTCTTTAACAAAAAACTGGCATTAGGTTTACGTATTCCACCAAGTTATCTTGATTCATATAGTGATGACGTAAATGGGGCAACTCATAATGATGGCAGAGTAGGAACAGCATATATTGCAGAACTTCGTTATGTTGGATACGTAAAGCGTATACAGAAAAAATTCGCCAAAGAACTGTTCACCAATTTCAAGAAATTCTCTAAAAAACTTGGTACAGAACTTCCCGAAGAATTGGATTTTGGTATAGAACCACCACAATCATTTGCTATATACAAGGAAAACGAATTGTATAATGCAATGTTGAATACCTATTCGTCTGCCGATGGTATTGAGTCTATGTCCAAACGTTATGCTATAGAGAAATTCTTGGGTATGGAGAAAGACGAGATTGTAGAAATGGAAAACTACAAGTTGATGGAAATGGGATATTCAGAAAAGATTATTAAAAGTATGGAAGAAGAAGTGCGGTTAAATCTTGTTTATGGTGATGGTCATCTTGCTCCAGAATCATCAGAAGAAGATATCAACGGATTTGATCAAACAGACACAAAAGAACCAGACCCAATAGATAAGGTCAGAGAAATAGTAAATGGGGAAGAAGATGAAAGTAAAACAACTTAACGATATATTTCAAGAGATTGAAGCTAATCGTGTCATAGAAATGAATTATAAGGGAAAGTTTTCCCCAGAATTATATTTTGCCGAATTAGACAAAAATGATGTTGTATTGAATAAAATTTTGTGGAGAAATAAAGACAGGACACAACTTAATACTGTCATAAATACTGCCATTAATACAAGTAATTCTAATAAAATGGTTATTACCACTCGTTACAATGAGTGGAAAGTTAATATAGTAGAAAAATAAAAGGAGAATGAAATGCCACCAGAAAAATCCCTTCTCGACGAATTAAAAGATCTTGAGGACGAAAACAATGAATCTAATGACAATAGAGATAAAAATAATGTTAGTGATGATACCACAGATAATAACTCTGATGATAATGGAGAGACTGACGGTAACAATGGAACAGGGGAGGATACTGATCAACCTAATATAATCGACCAATTTACTGCCGGTGACTTGGATGCGGTAAAACAATCAATTCATAATAAAGTTGTTCAGGCAGTCGCAAAGTCTATAAAATCAACAGAAACACCTGATTCAGAACAAGAAGATAAGAAATAAGAAGAATAATTTTATAAATACCTATACCCCCATATGAAAAGGGCATAGGTATTTAAAATGATTATTACTGAATCTAATTTTACAAACATTATTACTGAATCTTCAGAAGACAAGAAATCAATTTTCTTGAAGGGTGTCTTCATGGAATCAGAAGAAAAGAACCGTAATGGAAGAATTTATAAGAAACCAGAAATAGAAGCTGCTGTAAAGAAAATCAACGAAGAGGCACAAAATGGTCGTCCTATTTTGGGAGAACTGGATCATCCACCTACTTTGGAAGTAAAGCTTGAAAATGTTTCTCATAGAATTATTGCTATGGAGATGCAGGGCAATAATGCCGTAGGAAAAGCTGAGATTATTACTACTGTTCCGAAAGGACAGATTGCAAAAGGTCTTATCGAAGCTGGTGTAAAGATTGGTGTTTCAAGTCGTGGTAGAGGCACAGTCAATAAAACTGACGGCGTAGTTGAAGGATTTGAATTGATTACTATTGATCTTGTTGCCAATCCATCTGCAATTACAGCATACCCAGAATCCGTCATGGAACATCTACAAATGTATCGTGGAGGACATATCATTACTGATTTGGCAGAAGCGGTTATTCATGATACAAAAGCACAAAAGTATTTTAAAGACGAATTAATGAAATTCATTAAGGAAAATTTCAATTAAAATAATTCCTTAATTATAAATAACAATATAAGAAAATATTTTCAGGAGATTAACAGATGAATGAATTCAAAGCACTGCTAGAGTCAGAATTGCTAAATGAAGAAACAAAGACAGAACTTCAATCTGCAATTGAAACAATGAAGCAGAATGTCAAAGACGAAGCTTTAACTGAAGCTAAGAAAGAACTTGAAGTGGAATACGCCAAGAAGTTCTTGTCTGAAAAACAAGAAATTACCAAAAAGCTTTATGAACTAATCAATGAAGCGGTTGAAGAAGAAATCAAGGATCTTATAGAAGATATCAAGCGTTATAAGGGACTTGAAGTTACTTATGCCAAAAAGCTTGAAGAATTCAAGAAAGAGTATGGTAATAAGCTTGTAGAAAACTTTGAAAATCTTGTTGAATCTCATGTAGAAAAGGAAATAACAGAACTTCGTGAAGATCTACAAGAAGCAAAGAAAGACAATTTTGGTCAGAAATTATTCGAAGCATTCAAAACAACTTATGAAGAATTTGGTGCTGGTGATGAAATCAAGACAATGAAAGCTGATTTTGAAGATACAATCAAAAAGCTTAATGAAAGTCAGGAAAAGATTCAAACAATGGAACGCGAAAATCTTTTAGAAGGACTTTTAAGCAATCTTAATGGTAATAAGAAAGAAGTCATGAAAACTGTTCTTGAAAATGTCCAAACTGACAAATTAGAAGAACGTTATAATGAAGTTATCGATTCAGTACTTGAAGAAAGTAATAATAAAGACGACAAGAAAACAATTAATGAATCTGATAACAAGAAAGAAACTGTTTCTTCTCTACCTGAAGAAAAGAAAGAAGAACTTAGAAAACTTATCGGTATTAAAAAATAAAAAAATCGCAAGGTTTTCATAAATAAAATTATAAAGCAATTTTAGGAGAAGAAAAAAAATGATTGAACAAAATTGGGAAGAAACTAAAGAAGTTCTACTTGAAGGACTTGAAGGACGTAACCGAGATGTTACACAAGTTCTTATGGAGAACGAAAAGAAGTATCTAGCTGAAACTGCTGCTGCTTCTGCAACCGCGACAGGCAACGTAGCAAGACTTGAAAAGCTTGTGATGCCTATGATTCGTAGGGTAACTCCTGCTACTATCGCAATGGAACTTGTTGGTGTTCAACCAATGACTCAACCAGTTGGACAGATTACATCTCTACGTGTTCGTTACGCAGAAACAATCGCAACAGGTGGACCGACTGCTGGCGACGAAGCAATGGGTGTTAACGTATACGATAAGTATTCGTTGATTGCTTCTGGTGAAGCTTATACTGCTTCCGATGCTCGTACCGATGCACAAATTACGTCTGTTTTAGAATCTGATATCGGTAACGAAATGAACCTTGAAATTGTCAAGAAGACGATTGAAGCGAAATCTCGTAAGCTACACGCCAAATGGACGATTGAAGCTGACCAAGATGCCAAGGCTATGCATGGAATCGATATTGAGCAAGAACTTGTTTCTGCTCTATCAGACGAAATTATCCGTGAATTAGACCGTGAATTACTTGGTAATTTGACTAATCTTGCTGGTACAATCAAGTCTTTTGATTTTACCAATGCCGATGGTCGTCATTCAAGTGAAAAATTTACTGCTCTTACAATTGGTATCAGTGATTTGTCTAATCAAATCGCCGTTAAGTGTAAGCGCGGTGGGGCTACATGGATGGTTATTTCTCCTAACATGCTAGTTGCTCTACGTCACGCTAACAACGGTGCTTTTGTACCTGCTACTGCTTCTGCTGACATGAATCCTTCAAGCACATTGTTTGTTGGTACATTCAACGGTAGTGTTAGAGTTTATGTTGACATCTATGCAACATCAAGTGACACTGTGCTAATGGGTTATAAAGGAACAAGCGAAATTGATACAGCTTATGTATATGCTCCTTACGTGCCTCTAATGCAATCTGGTGTTATTACAGATCCAGATACATTTGACCCAAGAATTGGTTTATTGAGTCGTTATGCTCTTGCCCAATTCGACAACAGTACTACTGACTTGGGTAACAGTTCTGACTATTATGGTAGGGCTACTGTTTCCAACCTAAGTCTTGGTGGATTCTAAAGCAAAGTAATACAGTAAGAAAAAAATTAAGGGAAGTGGAGATTGAACCTCCTGCATCTCGTTTTCTCGTCGGGTTGTCAAGACATTTATATTTAGTTCAAAAAGGGATGGATGATTTTGAACCTGTTCTTCCTGAAAGTTTTATGACTGTTGAAACATTACAAAAAGATAAAACAGGAAAA